GGGGGGGGGGTTTTTGGGGGGGGGGTTATCCCCCCCCGGGGGGGGGGGGCGGGGGGTTATGGGGGGGGGGGGGGGGGGGAAAGGGGTGGTGTTACGTTCTGTCATGTTCGTGTTACTGGAATTGATATTATGCACCCGTGAAAAGGAAGGGCGGACGCTCGGTCTAGGACCAAAGACGCTAGAAATTTCACTCCCCCCCTCCTTGTGGGGGGCGGCCACCCTTCGGAAGCCAACTTCCGACCGGCATACCCCCACCCACCTCGCGGATTTCGCGCCCAACTCTGAACACCACGGCGTCCAGCAACGAGCCTCCCATGTACGCGGAAAGCGACACAATCGCCGCTTCAACCGATGGCTCCAGCTTGAAGTAATCAAGACCCCAAAAGACCACTTGACCGACAAAGATCGAAGTCGTGAGGCTCGCAAAGAAGTGACGCCAGCTTTGCCAGCCAAACTTTAGAAACCTCACCAACGACGCAGCCAGAGAAAGCAACAGAGGCACACCAGCCCCAGCGAAAAGCTCTGAAAGGTTGCCCCAAAATCCTGTCCCGTCAGTCATCTTTGCCTCTCCCATGACGCGCCTCCATTTTGCCTGACCACTCGCGCAAGGCAGTCAGTCTGGCGTCACACACATCCAGAGCCTCTTGCAGGTCGATAATGTACCTAGTAGCCGTGACAGCGTAGGCTTTAATATCATCGCCGTGCATCATCGACTCCGGCACTCGCGGTTTATCGCAGGCTGCCATTAGCGCTTGAGGAGGCGTCACGACTATTGTCTGAGGCGCTTTTGCACAGCCCGTCACGACAACGCTTGAGCAGATCAGAAATAGAATCAGCGGCATCAGCATCTTTGAGGGCATCACGTTTCTCCTGCGCTTCCTGCGATATCGTGTTACGTTTTTTATCAAACGTAGCAAAAGCCGAATTGTCAGCGTCCCTTGCATCCTGCATCGTAGCTATCGCTGCGGCCTCGCGCTCGGCAATCATGGTCTTATGCAGTTTGTATTGCCACCAGTTGCAAAGCAGACTCGATCCAAGCACAGCGGCAGCGGCGATATAAATGGCCCTCATTACAGCCCCTCCACATACACACGCAGGTCGTCCACCCGATTCAACCAACCACGCAAAAAAACTTTCTGCGATGCGTTACGCGCAACGATCTGCCTATAAAACGCCTCACGGGCATCAAGAATGGCTTGCCGCACATCTACGCTGTTGTTGTTAATCAACGCCGCACGAGTCAGAGGGCCTAGCTTGCCGTCTACGTCAAGCCTTGTGCCAACGCCAACAGTGTTGTATCCACGTTGTGCAAGTTTGACAGACTGCACACAGCCGGAATTAACAGCCGCATCATAAAGCAGAACTGCCATTTGCACTGGTAAACTATCTAAACTCAATCTATCCCAGAACTCATGCTTAAAGATCTCACACGCCTGCGTCCTTGTCAGGGTACGGATTGTCTCACGCGTTACAGGCAACGGATGGACGCCGATATCAAACAACCATTGCTGATTCTTGAGTGTGTTAGCTATGTCAGTTAAAAACGCCAAACTAACACCGTAATGCGTCAACCCGCCTTTGTCAGCCGCGTCGTCGCTCAAACCGCCTTCCCATTTCGCCGTGAAATTCTGCGCTAGTTCAAAATGCCCGACCATGTCTGCTCCTCAATTTGCTCAAGGATAACACGCAAAAAAATCACAGACACCCACTTGAAGTATTTTCTGGACGGTTTTTTTCGTTAAAATCCCTCACGTCTCGGACTCTCACCCAAAACCCTTGATGTCCTGAAATAACGTACCTGAGTCGGATTCCGCATGCCGGGCATTCGCAATATGCGTTCACGATGTTTCCCGCCTTACGAACACCGTACAGCCGAAGTCCCTCGGAGTTTTGACCGCACTCAGGGCACACGGGATATCTGACCGGCCTTCCGCGTTCAGACACTAGGTTTCTCCGTCATATCTTCGGCAAGGGCTATGTATCCGCAGCAGTCAATGGAGTTGTCGCTGGTTCCTGCCCCATGCTTCATGCGTGCTATCTTCATTAGCGCCATCATGACTGCCACATCATGCGCAGAGAGATCCTTGCCGATCCACAGCGACCACAGACCGGCTATTGTGCCGAAACAGTTTTCTGGGTGTCCGTGTTTGTCCTGCCTCTCCCCGTTGATTACCCTATGTGCTTCAAGCAAGACATGTCCACGTTCAGGCGGTCGCTTTTCCTCATCTTCCAGTGCAGTTCTATTCAGACACACCACGCACAGCCCTCCGTTTGACGACTCAGCCAGTGTTAATGGCTGGCCACATCTTTCGCAGTGCATCCCGTAATCATGTAAACTCATCCTTCCCACTCCACGTTTGCCATGCGTATTGCAGTCACGATAGTATCAAGGGCTTCGTCATATACACGTTTTGGCCCCTCGTCACAGATCACGGCTTTTTCCAGCTCTCTTGCCTCACCCATGACAGCACATGCGCCGTACGTGAGGGATTTAAACGCCCACTTATGCGCTCCTCTAGCGTAGCGTAGGCGACTCGCAATGTGGGCAAGCAGCTTCCTCCCGCGTTCAAGATCGCCATTGCCGATTTCAGTGACAACTTCCGGCGACACCAAATCCCTTTTCGCCATTATTTCTCTCCGACTTTTTTAATTTGCCAGACACCGCCTTTTGACTTCATGACACACGCGAACACAAACCACGGATATTGTTCGGCGGCAATTTTATATTTTATCCACGCCTTTTCTCGCCAGAAGCCTTTTGTTTCGTGCAGCTCCAGTGTTCCGTCAGGCAGGATGAGCAAAAAATCCGGCGTGTATGTCGTCCTGTCTGCAAGACGAAGGCTCATCGGCTCATAGCGCCATGCAAGCACATCTCCCGCATACACCAATGAATCGAGATATGCAGCGTATTCAACCTCCAATTTTGACCGCATGCGCTCTGTGCCGTAAGTCGCGCCAGATTTCGGCAAACGAACAGTGGCTTTTTTGCTGCGCATTTTTGACGATTTCTGCGAGACAACAGGCGTTGTGTCGCGTTTGTTCGCAGTAAGGGAAACAATCTGATCAACAGTCATTTTCTTGAAGTCTTTGCCGCGAATATCCTTTGCCGGAATCGTCAGCATCAACAACCTCCTGTCCGTGAGGATCTGTGTTTTTCGTGTAAGGGCAGTGCAGACAAAACAAATCTCCATACTGGCCGATATAGCAGGCGTCACACTCATACATGCTTCAGCCTAAAAAACTGAATCAAACGACATGTCGCCTCAAAGGACAGCCATTGACGGCATCCCGCATAAACAATGACCGTTTTTAGCCAACCCTTTAGAGCAGTTACCATGCCTCTATGCCTTCTTCCTGTTCAGCAATTGCCTCACATGCTGGCGCCACCATTGCCGAACCGTCCACATACGGGATTGGCTGTGAATCCACGCTCTCCACAAATTGTAGACTTCTTGGGTCAAACCAGAGCTTGACAATACCTTCCCATTCACCTTCACGCTGCTTGACGCAATTCAACACACAGTCAGGGCTGCTTTTGCGTAGCATTTCTCGGCTGTGTGCGTCCGTCGCATCGTTGATCTTCCGCTCCTTTGTCTTGTTACGCCAGACGATGTAGACGTTATCCACCATGTCCGTGATGGCGCCTGTGCCCTTGATATCGAACTTGTCCGGCATCTGATCTTCTTCCTGCCGTTTGCGTGAATGGCAGACAAGGTGGACGTGGCAATCATTGTTACGGGCAAAATCTGAGAGCTTGTCTATGAAGGCTTTTTGCTCGTTGTATGCGTCCTCTCCAAAACCACACTTGGCTAGAGAGTCGATGCAGAAGTGGTCCACGCCATAACGGCGGTAAGCATAGTCAAAGACTTCAAGAATGCGGTCTGCCTTGGCCGTACCCTGCACGTCAAACACCCAAAGACGATCGTCACAAAAAGCCTGCAATGCGCCTCGCTGGTTTTCCTGTGGCCGATTTGTGGCGCATGCCTGACGAAACATACGGGCAAGCAACTTGTGCGGCTTGAACTCCATTGAGGCTATGCACCACCTTGCGCCTTTTGCCACGCTTGCGACAACCACATGGCCTAGCACCTGAGATTTTCCGTGGCCATTGATGCCAGCCCATATTGTCGTTTCTCCAGCACGCAAGCCTAGAATCTGGTTTGTCTTTGACCACGGCAACAACTCACCTTGGCGTCGTTCTCCGTCAGCGTAAAAAGCATACACATCGTCGATGTAGCTGGTTGCAGTGCGCAACTCTTCAGGGTCAAGCGTGCGGGCTTTGTCAAACAGCGTTGACATATCTGCGCCGTCCATCAACGCCTCATTTGCGTCTTTGTACCGACCAAGGTCACACGCAAAGCATCTGTGTGCGCCAAGCCTTGAGGCTATGTGTGACGCGGCCTTCTGCCCTTGTTCGTCCATGTCTAAGGCAAGGAAAATACGATCAAAGTTTTGCAAGCGTTCATACTCTGAGGCTATCCACGCATCCTGCTTTTCTCCGTCACCGCCTCCACGGGGCACAGACACCGCAGCATAGCCAGCCTGAAAAAAGCTCATGGCGTCAATTTCGCCCTCGGTGATAATCAGGTCGCGTGAAGTGTCTGCCACCGTCTGCCAGCCGAACAACACTGGCTCCGCATCCTTGGCCGTCCACATGCCCTTCTTGTCATGCAATGGGCGGTACTTAATAAACACCACCTCGTTGTTGACCAGATACGGGAACACTATGACAGGCTGGCCTTCCTTGCCGGATATCTCGCCTATACGAAAAGCCTTCACCGTCGTTTCGCTCAATCCACGCTTTTCAAACCATGCCATCATTTGCTGGCTTGGGGCTGTCAAACGCTGAACTTTTCCGGGGCGCTTATACGCAGAATGCCTTGGTAAAAAATCAGGCTTGCGGTCTTCGATGCCGAGATAGTCTTTTGCCTCTTTTACGGCATTGGCTATGCTCAATCCCCTCACGGCGGCAATCAGGTCAATCAGGTCGCCGCCTTTCTCTCCGGCAAAGTCTGTCCACACTCCGGCCTTTGTTCCTGTCAGATGCACCCGCAGGCTTCGGCCTTCTTCTCCGGCAACCGAGCCACACTCCCACTCAGCGCCATGCCTTTTGCCGTTTGGCAGCAGCCATGCGCACACGGATTCAGCCTTTGATGCCAGCATGCGTGATATTTGCGAGATATCGTACGTCATACGCAGTTGCCTATTTCCCATGCCGGTTTCGTTTCTGGCTGCTTTGGTGACCTTTCTTTTTCCCACGTTCGTACAGCAGACTTCCAATCGCGCATTTTATTTTTCCCCACCATCCAGCCCTTGCAGGTATAAAAGTCTACAAACTTCTGCGGATCGACGCTGTTTTTACGTTCGGCACAGTATTCCGTCACCTGCTCGACAGTTGGTGGAGAGAAAGCTGTGTGTGTGTGGGATACGGTATCCGTATCCCCTTCCACATTCCTATTTCCAACTTCCAATTTCCAATTTCCAATTTCCCCCGATGGTATGCATAGGGTATGGATACCGTCTGCATAGGGTATGGATATGGTATCCATACCATCAAAACTGGTTACATATATCTGTGGATACAATACACATAGGGTATGAGCTATTTTTTCAGATGGGATAGCAATGGCTAATTTTTGCATTCCCTCTAGCAGTTTGGGGCTTGTGGATGTTTGATGTTTAATAAACCGCACAACAAACACAAGATTGTATTTACTATCACAGATAATTTTACCGTCCTGTTCCAGTTTTTCAAGACCCTTATCTACATCTTGAGTAGACAATCCTGTTTCAAAGGCTATTTTTCGACGAGTAGCTTCTAATACCCCGATATTATTTGTATAAGGGCTTGTAAAAAGGTAAATGTAAAGCAACTTTACCTTTGGCTCCAGCTCTTCAATATATGGGTCATTCCAAAACGACATGCGGATGGTGCGATATTCAGCCATATCTATGCTCCCTCATACTCTTTGACTATTTGAAGGAGGCCGTCTGCTATGGCATGCCAAGGCATTGAATTACTGCTTTTTGCCCATCGTTCCGTGTCCTCTAAAAAAGCATTTCCTCCTGCGGAATATCCACGTTCCATAAGAGGGTAAAACCAAGAGGGTTTAACCTCGCCATAGGTAATTTTATTGTTCAAAATCGCTTTAATATAAGCACGTTTTTGTGTTTCAGGATGTTTGCGAGCATAACAAATACCACCAAGCTTATTTAGGGCTTTTGCGGCATCTCCATAAGAAGTGGCCCCTTCACGCAGAGATGTGAGCACTTCATTTAATCCAAATTTGCGTATCAATGGCTTTATCGCACTATTAAGGTATTCATCTTTTATATGATATGCGCCATTTGTAAGACGCACATACAAGTCATTAACGGCCTGCAACGATATTTGTATTTCATCTACAAGGCCCATCTGCCAATCACGCATCATCTCTATCTGCTCTCGTCGTTCCTGTAGCTGTTTAGCCTGCTGTTGAGCCTTTAATACGGCTGTGTTTTCCGTCAGCAATTCAGCTCCCTTTCCAGCATTACAATTTTCGCAAGCAGTGATTAGGTTCATAAGTGTATTTTTCCCGCCTTTTGCTACAGGTGTTATATGGTCAACATGTAGCAAAACATCTGGAGCCTTTGCCCCACAGTATTGACAGGTAAAATTATCACGCTTGAAAACTTCAAAACGCAGCTTCTTGCTGATAGACTTACGCTTGACCTTTTGCTTCTTTTCGTCCATAATTGCTTTACCTCAATTGTTTAGAGACTTTGTTTTGCCTCTGTTCCAGCAGAGGCTTTTTTATTCTTCCCACCACTTCTTGCAGTTCATACACCGCTTGCAGCTCTTCTTTTCAACCCAGCCACCATTCAAAAAACCAGTTTTCTTAGGGCATGGCCTTAAATTTGGATACTGTGCGGCCAGTTCCATCATTACTTGTTTTGCCGTTTTCACTACCTTCCCCGTTTCTGAATCCACCTCGTCACGACAACCAGCGTGAAGGATAGGGTCTACAGGCAACGCGCACACAACTCGCATCATGTATTACAACGGTCGCGAATGTATGCTGTGTCAGCCGATTGTGTGACTGACTTATCCTGTTCAGGATCGTATCCTGGGATCATAGACGGGCACACATCGAGCTGCCGGAAAAGGAGGGCCAGTGCTATGTTGACTACCTCACTTTTGGACACCTCTCCGGACGTCGCGGCTACGACTTCGTACAGCCGTTTTTCGTTGTCCGTATCCAGACGGACGCTAAAGGGGGCCGATTTATTCATTGGAGGCGTCCTCTTTTTCGCCGCGAGACTCAAAAAACTCCGCGAGCTTTTCGCCTGTGGACTTTCTGCGCTGGGCGTTCAGGTAGCGGTTTAATGAAATTTCATGAACGCCAATCTCTCTTGCAAGGCGAGATTGGCTCCATCCAGAAGCCACTAAAAATTTTCTAGTCTTTTCGCGTATAGTCATGGGAGGATTTTAGCGACAACGCTATTGAAAGTAAAGCAAAAAAAGCATCAACACTTTTTGCCATGTATTAGCGTTTTTGCTAGTTTTTTAGAAAAAAGGTAGAGAATATGGCCACCCCAGAAGAAATCAGAACGTATTTTTTGTCCCTCATCGGGCCAAATCGTCGGTTTAAGTTTAATTCTGACATGGCAGAATTTCTTGGACTAGGAAAGACAACAGCCACGACTCTCTATAATTTTTTGAAAGGGGCAAAAACACAGTATGCCTATGTGATCGAGTGGCTTGAAAAGCTCGGTGGGTCGGTTGTTTTGCCGGAACAAGCCCTTGACGGCTTTGTATTTGTCCCTCGCGTAAAGGCCGTCGCAGGGGCTGGTGAGTCTTTTGAAATCGACACTGATGTTGCAAAGATGTACGCCTTTCGTGAAAGTTTTATGCATTATTTGGGCGTAAACGCGAAAAATGTCGTAATGATGTATGTTCGTGGCGATAGCATGGAGCCGCTTATATATGAGAATGACATGGTGCTAATTGACCAGAATGACACATCCGCAAGGGACGGCTATATTTATGTTTTGTCTTTAGGCGATGCTCTGATGGTCAAGCGAATGCAAAAGACGCCGCGAGGCTGGAATGTATGCAGTGAGAATAAGAACTACCCTCCAATACCTGTTGAGGGGCAGGAGCTTGACGCATTGTGCATAAGAGGCCGCGTCCGGTGGTTTGGGCGGGTGGTATGATGTTTAACTTTTCATTTTTTAGAATGAACTTTTATCAACGGTTGTTGTTAATTGTTGTTGGTGTTGTCGTGTTTGTAACGCCGGAGACATTGACAGCAACAACAGGGGCAACCATGTCGAGTAATAAAAGCGATTGGCTTACATTGTTGGGTCTGTGTTGCACTGCATGTGGTTTTTTTGGTATCGGACGAACTATCAGAGAGGACGTACCACCCACCAATGCTGAAAACACAAATAACGATTATCAGCCGGAGAAAAGATAATATTTGTGAATTTTCCATGTAGTGCTAATCAGAAATGAATTTTATATCATAAGTTCTTTTTAATTCATCTATTATTTTCTTTCTTTCCTTTTTACGTTTAATGTATGTATCAAACCATATAAGTGCACATATTATTGCACATATCATGTTAATAGAGGCCATCAACAAATTAAACATTTTTATTGATCCCTAGCCAAAGGCTAATAGCTATTATTGTCAAAATGATAGATGTACATGTTAAAGTCCCCATTAAAAAATAAATAACCATTCTACCCCCTAAAATCTTGGGCTGTGAAGCCCTTCCCGTCGCCAGCGTCGTTTGTTTTGCCTCTGCTTTTTAAGCAGCCGTTTTATCCCCATTTTGCGAAAAACAGTCACCACGGCGTTGTCGTCATTACTCATGACGACAAATAGCTTTCCCCTCTGTAAAATGCGGTAGTGTTCTGAACTCCGCACCTCATGCCCCATGCTCAAAACTGCTCGGATGTCGTCTACGCTGATCCGGCGTTGAATACATCGGATTTTAGCATGGCTCGTCAAAATCAAAACAATTCCTCCATTCCACTCCCCGACTCCGGGGATCCATAAATAGCGCCTCCAAAAAATATTTCTACCAGTTTTTTATAAAAAACGCTAATTTTTTCTTTACATGGGATAGCGAATACGCTATCCTGTCTTTGCCAACGGGGAGGAATGCCGAACACGACCCACGGGTCAGAGTAGGCACAGGCTCCGAACCTGAGGCAACCGTCAGGGGCAGGATTCCAGAGGTCCGAACCACGAAGCCGAGAGCTTCGGAGCAGTAGGAAACCGCGAGAGAAGCCTAGAATGACGGTGGAAATTCAGACAAGCGGCGACGAGGCTGCGGGCGTAAACAAGGCGTGATGAGCGTCCAATGTGCGCGGCAGGAAGTGACTAACTGCCCAGTGAACGCAAGCTGCAAAAATGCGGACAACATTTTAAGACATAGTAGCGTATGAGACTGCTTTAAAATGAATGATTATCTCTGTGGAGATTGTTTAAAGATAATGTCGGAAATGGATGAAGAGAGTATTGATATGGTATTCACTTCACCACCATATGCAGATCAAAAAAAGGACTATGGTGATGTAGTCAGAAAAATAAAACCTGTTGAATACGTAGATTGGTTTATACCGATAGCTCGTAATATATATAGAGTATTGAAGCCTTCAGGAAGTTTTGTGTTGAATATCAATGATAAGCTAGATGGAAAATACCAGAGCTTGTATGTATTTAAGCTCATTATAGCACTTTGTGAAGATGTTGGTTTTCATCTTGTTAGAGATTATATTTGGTATAATCCTGCAACGCCACCTAATGTTTTTTCACGTGGAACAATGGGACGAACTAAGAAATCTCATGAATATTGCTTTTGGTTCAGCAAGTCAGAACAATGGACTTTTAATATGGAACCAATACGCAAGCCATACAGTAAGGATATGCAGCGTTTCCTAGATGGGAAAGGACATGGTGTACGTGCAGAGAACACACGACCAAGTAGACATAATTTCGATTTAAGTCATCCATGGCCAAATAAAGGAGGATCTGACCCAGGAAGCGTTATAGTAATAGGTAATACAAGCAGTAACGACAGATTTCAGAAGCTTTGTAAAGAGCAAAAAATAAGGCATCCAGCAAGATTTCCTCAAAAACTTGTTGAATTTTTTATTTTAGCTGGAACAGAAGAAGGTGATATAGTATTAGATCCTTTTGCTGGTTCAGGAACAACCGCTGTTGTTGCTGCAAAAAACAAAAGAAATTGGCGTTGTATTGATGTAAATAAAGAATATTGTGAATTTGCAAAAATTTGGATACAAGAAGTTATGAATATTGCATGATAGCAAGTTGATACATCACAGGCCCAGGTGATAAAACACTTGGGCCAAACGATAGGTCAACCTCCAACCCCACAGGAGATAGCTATGAATATCACTCGCACAATTTCTCATGGGGAGAACCCAGAATACATCACCGCATACGCTGTGGCGCAAAATGGCTCCACAATGTATTGGAGCCAAGCTGACTTTGAAGCCAATGTGGCCCCGGAAGATCGGGGTAATTTTTTCTTCCCGCCTCATGGCGGCGAGGTGCGTCATGCTTATAGTGACGTACAGCCGACCGCAACAGAAACCATTACAACACGCACAGTACAGCGTGTTGACGACGAGGAAGGCCGCAATGAAGACGGCGGCCCAGATGAAAGCTTTTGGGCCGAAATGCTGGCCCAATATGGCACATCGGCCCATGAAGAAGCTTTTTGAGAACTTTTACCCCGACTTTCCGGCGGAGCGGGGCTTGTCTAGCGCGGTGAATAAGTAGTCGTGCAAGACAAGATAACACGCCGGATGACCGCAGGCAGGGCACTGCGATACCTGCGGAGAGAAAGCGGCTAGCCACCGTGAGTAGCGATAGAGCCGGATGGCAACCGGCATTGCCTTAAAAAACACCAACCCACAGGAGTCAATCATGTCAACCGCAATGTCTTTCCCGGAAAAGATCTACTTCGTGACAACAATACGCCGCAACAGCATTGACGGCGCTAGCTTAGACCGATGGTATCGGTCTGAAGCTGAATACACCGCCAATTTGGTGGAACTTGGTTATCTTAATGAAGGCGAATCCATCCGGCCAGAATACTATGAGCCTGAAGAAGCTGTTTTGAGCTATGAGGTTGAAGAAGGAGAAAGCCCAATCGCATGTTACCGTCGTGCAGATGGCCGAGAAATAATAGCCAATGAAGATGGGAGTATTTCATTTCCACGAATCAATCCTGAAAAGGATCTTGACGACGACTATCACAGCGCATTCATTGAGGGTTTTGAAGATGCAATGCCAGAAGACTATTGTCGGCGAGAAGATGAACAGGCTGACAGCCCCTGGTGTGCTCCATGGTGCTACGAAAACGACACAAGCTGGTATTCATCAAGCAGATCAGCGTATGATGCCGGAAGGCTTTGGGCTGAAAATGTTTTGTCCGACTGGGAAGATTTTCAGGCTGACGAAGGCAACCGTTTGACAAGTGAAGAAAAGTCTACAGGCAACGAAATATGCTTTCCCCATGTGACTGTCACACTGCCGTCCTCTCGAACCGCTTATTTTCATTGGTATGAAGGTCAGTATAATCCTCAAGACGCATACCTTGAGTTAGACCCAGAAAACGGCACTTTAATTGCTGATTGGAATGGAGAAATTGGCAACGCAGTGCCGTTTTCGGTCTATAATCACAGAGTTTTTCGATGGGGCTTTTCTGCTACGCTCCCACTTCAGAATGTACGCGACCTTATGCGAGAAATTGCGCCGTTAGCCGAGCGCATCTGCGCAGGGTTTGATACTGACTATGATAGGCAGAGCAACCTTGTTGGCGTGCTCAATGATGATGCAACAGAAGCGGAAAACGAGATAGACTTTATTATGTACGATCTATAAGATTTAAAATTAGGTGTACGGCTTGGAGCCGTGCTCCTGTGGGTGCCCCTCGGTAGGTTCCGGGGGGCTTTTTTGTGACCTCACAACCACGGGCGAAATTGACTGACCGCCATCCAAAAGAAAGACGTGTCGGGTAGTCCGGCACGTCGTCCGTGGTTGTGTGGCCGCAACGCATGGGAAGTGACTGTGGCCGTGGCGGCGGGAGTGACCTGCCGCCATTTTTATCACGTTTTCAGCGTGACGTGCATGACTCTGGAAAACCATTTGCTGCATACAAATGGCTATGTCCGGCGACTCGGTTAATAGCGTAGGGGCATTTCGCTTGGTGGGCCGATGAGCCGCAACCAGTTTAAAAGCTGCGTAGTTCTGTAGGGGGACAGCGCAAACATGTACGTCACGCGGAAGACGCGATGTGTTTGAATCTGTGGGGCATCGTGTCTGGCCCGTGGGGGTGGTCCTCACGGGCTTTCTTTTTACCGGAGGTACAGCATGAAAATGTGGCTGATATACACGTTTATTTTGGCGTCAGGCCAGACTTTGGACGCTGTACGTCCGGCAGTGGATGACGGGTACAGACCAGTGCGGAATATTCAGAGATGTGAGGAACTCGCGGCAGCACAAGTAGAACGTATGCGTGCCGTGTTCGCACGCGGTAACGGGATCTTTCAGGACGTTGTGATTGAATGCAGGAGGAAGAAGCCATGAAGAAAATGAGTATCGCCGCCAAGGCTATCCTTGGGTTGAGCGTAACAGCGACAGTCCTCCTTGCCTCGAATATCCAGCAATACCGGCAGCACGAAAGGCAGCAGCTCACACTGCTTCAAGCAGAACAAGAGCTAAACCATGCGCGAGCACAGAATAAAAAGCTGACCGCTCGCGTTGAATCACTACGGCGCATGGAGCCGACAACAACAGGCATGTATCAGAAGCACCTGCGCGGCATCATACGCGCTACGCTCCAGCACATGGGCTGCAAACAAGTGGCAGATTGGGAAAGGCTTCTGCTTCTTACGGTTGCTGCTGAGTCAAACATGGGCACATGGACGCGACAATTACGCGGCCCTGCACGCGGGATAGTGCAGGTCGAACCCGCTACAGAACGAAACGTGTTGCGTTGGATGCAGAGGCACAAGCCAGACCTGTATGCGCGGATCAAGGCATTGCGCGTGCCAGCAAAGTTGGCGATCCATGAAGCCGAGTACAACACCAGCTATGCTCTGGCGATGTGCTACGGCGTGTATGTCATGCGGGATGTGAATCCGCATAAGAAGACAACCAAGCAGCTCGCCCAACTTTATAAGCGGCATTATAACACTGCCAAGGGTAAGGCCACGGTCGATGGTGTTCTTGCCAAGTTGGATACATTTGGGGTGCGTATATGAGCAGGACAATGGAGGTTTATTATCGGCACAAAGCCGCAGGATTATGTGTAAGCTGTGGCAAACCATCCATGAGCGGCAAGGTGTTATGTGAAAAATGCCGTGAAAAAAACAACTCTCGCGTTCTGGAGAGACAACGCTATCTAATTTCAAAAGGCATTTGCAGACAATGCGGACAAGCCAACGTGCTTCCTGGGCACATTAGGTGCGCTGATTGTCTGAAGGAAGAGGCGAAACAGAAAAGGATGAAAAACAATGTGCAAGTATAGCCGATGGTCAGGTGGCTACCCATGCCGTGGCGACGGATACCCCGATTTCATACAGGGCCAATATCTGCCCGGAGATGAACCGGGCTGGATATGTGAGAAAACAGACGACTTCTGCTGTTCGGAAGAATGTCCAGAGGGTGAAGAATACTATGACGAAAATTGCGAGGTTGAGCTTCCTGACGACTACTATGATTGAAGAGGCGTCATCATGTATGACATTGAGGCTATTTTGACGGCAATTGCATATTTCATGAGCTGCCCATTGCTGGCAATCGCATTGACTGTGCTAACAGAAACATTGCGATAAATATCTTGGAACAGGGCATGGAACGGCCAGGCGAGGCTGGGCAAGGCGGGGCGAGTCGGGGCGGAGCATGGCCTGGCATGGGAGGCGGTATTGCTGCCTCATTTTTTTTGGAGGATTTAAATGGAAGCAATGCAATCAGAAACCATTGGAAAATTGGCCGCAGCACTGGCACAGGCGCAGGCAGAATTGCCAGCAGCTTTGAAGAACGCGGAAAACCCGCACTTGAGGAACCGTTATGCTGATCTTTCGGCGGTTTATGAGGCAACGCGTCAAGTGCTTCCAAGGCACGAACTCGCTGTCATTCAGACAGCCATCCCGACAGACGGAACCAGAGCCGCTATCAGAACCACACTGGCGCACAGTTCTGGAGAATGGATTGCCGGCGAATTAGTAATGCCGCTTGATCGGCAAGGTGGCCCTCAGGGCATGGGTAGTGCCCTGACGTATGCTAGACGTTACAGTCTGGCCGCATTGGTTGGCGTCGTATCCGAAGATGACGATGATGGAAACGCCGCGCAGGGCCGCAAGTCAAAAGCAGAAATTCAACAGGTTCGCGCTGAGGCGAAGGCCAACAACTCCAACCCAGCGACAGACCCACAAAGACGGAAAATGTACGCTATCATGGGGAAAAGATACGGAGACAACCGCGAAGCGATTATGAAAGTAATGAGCAACTTCTTTAAGCGTGATATAAAGTCTTCAAATGAACTGACAACCGCAGAAGTTGCAAAGCTTATTGATTGGTTAGAAAGCGATTCTACAATGCAGGAGGCTTATTAGATGAATTGCTGTTTGTTTGCAGGACGTTTGGTGAAGGACTGTGAAGTGCGCCAAACACAGGCTGGAAAGAGTGTTGGGAATTACACCTTGGCCGTTGATGACGGATACGGAGATAACAAGCGTACACTGTTTTTGAATTGCGTCCATTGGAATTGCGAAAAAATTGCACAATATCTCATTAAAGGCAAAGCAATAATAGTTCGAGGGAAAATACAGCAGCGCGAATACCAAGACAAAGATGGACAACAACGACGCATTATTGAGCTGAATGTCATGGAAAGTACATTTCAGCAAGGAAATGCGAGAGATGGAAACGCCAACCAACAATCCCAACAACAGCAATACCGTCAACAACCGCCTACGCAGGGCGGGCTTGATTCAGTGCCGTTCTAGCCATGAAGAAAGTACTACACGTCGGCAGTGGTGGAGTGCACATCCTAAACACACACGGGTTTGATGCTCGTTACTGGGAAGAAGTCAGACTAGACATTAATCCAAAGGTAAACCCTGACATCATAGGCAGTATGACAGACATGAGCGCAGTCCAGACTGGCAGCGTTGATGCTGTGTACTCCAGCCACAACATTGAACATCTCTACGCCCATGAAGTCCCGCTAGCATTGAGCGAGTTTCGGCGTGTTCTGAAACCTGAAGGATACGCTATCATACGTTGCCCAGACATCCAGCAGGTTGCGGAAATGGTGGCGCAGGGCAAGCTGCTTGACACAGCCTACACGTCGCCAGCAGGGCCAATAACGCCGCTAGACATCGTGTATGGGCACAGAGCAAGCATTGCGCAGGGAAATGCCTTTATGGCACACAAAACGGCATTCACGCTGAAAGTGCTGAAACAGGCGTGCATTGACGCAGGGTTCGGCATGGTGGACGGAAAGGCGAACAAGGGTGCTTTTAGCCTTTCCGCACTAGCCCTTGTGCAGCCATGTGCGCAGGCGAAATTCTGGGCAGTGTTTAATCAGCATTTGTCTTAATCTCTCCATAGCCTTTTTTCGTGAAACGAGGCTCGGCGTGGCTAGGCTTGGCCGGGCAGGGCGCGGCATGGAACTTGGCATGGTGAGGCGCGGCCAGGTCTGGCGCGGCCAGACGGGGCGATGCTAGGCAAGGAACAAGGCTTGGCCTGGCACGGCCTGGCCTGGCGGGGTAAGGCAAGGCAAGGAACGAGTCCAGGCGAGGCGGGGCCGGGCTTGGCAAGGCCCTAAGATTGAAATGAAGAGGCAAAAACATTTAGGAGCTTACATGTTCGGAGATGCAAAAGTCACAAAGAAAAATATTAGCCGCAACACGGCAATCAAAAACCTTTGGGATGCCTACGGTAAAGATTCTTTAACAGAAGGCCGTGTGCTGAAGTATGAAGATTTAGAAAAAGTGCTTAATGAAAAGCGAACAACACAGCGTTTCAAAGGCATTATTGGTCGATGGAAGGATGAGGTGTTGACGCTATGCGGAAAAGTGCTGCTATGCCGTATTAACATCGGCTATGAAATAGCAGATACGCATCAGCGATTGTCACACGCGCATAGTTTGCAAAAATCAGGAGTCAAAAAGCTGCAAAAGTCTATTGTCGTGCAGGACACTGTGAACATGACACAGCTTACACAAGATGAAAGGACGCTATACCAGAAGATGCGTAATGTGGCCGCATCACTAGATGTGTCTTACAAGCGTGAATTAGAAATGCCATCTATATAAGGAGGAAACAATATGAGCGCAAATGTTGAAACAAAGAGGTACCTTGTTACGCTTACTGGCAAGACTGCCCTGCTTATGCACAAGGACAACATCGAATTTTCCGATGCCCTTACAAAGTGGCGCAAGGAAAGGACGAAGAAAAACACCGTAGCCGGTGACGACAGATCGCCAGCTTGGACTTGGGTTGGTTACTGCTACGCCGACAAAATCACAAACAAGCTGATATTGGACAGCGACAACATAATGACAATGTTGAGGGAGGCTGGTGCTAAAATATCAACTGGTAAGGGCAAAACAACCTATAAAGGAGTTACGCAGTATGGCCTTGCTGTTATGGATGGAGGGTTCAAATTCTTCAATAACGGCGAGGAAATAAGCACTGATTGGATCAATGCTCTTGTTGGCAACAATGAATTTACCGAACATGTGGAAGCTGTGGAAAAACACGGGTTCATATTGAATATGAAAAGGGCCAAGATTGGCTCAGGCCCAAAGGCATCCAAGCATGTGCGTGTGCGCCCACAATTCGATAACTGGTCAGCTCAAGGCGTTGTTCAAGTCGTTGACGAGGAAACAACAGGACTCAAGCTGGCAATCATACAGCGTCTTTTTGATATAGCTGGAGACTTGATAGGCATTGGTGATTGGAGGCCGTCTTGCGCGAGTTCCGGCCCTTATGGGCGATTCAAGGCCATTGTTGAGCCGATTGAATAAATCACATTTTTTAAACACGGAACGAGGCGTGGCAGTGCTTGGCTCGGTAGTGCAGGGCAGTGCTCGGCTAGGTCAGGCAAGGCGAGGACCGTGGTGAGGCGCGGCATGGCTCGGCTTTGCTAGGTAAGGTCGGGCGGGGCTCGGCATGGAACGAGGTGAGGCGAGACATGGCAGTGCAAGGCATGGATCAAGGTTTGTCAAGGCGAGACCTGGCACGGCGAGGCGAGGCCAGGCCAGGCAGGGCACGTGGCATGGCAAGGCAAGGCCAGGTGTGGTTCGGCCAGGCAAGAATATAGGGCGGGTAACACCGCCCTTTAATTTTGGAGGACATAAATGGCAAAGTTTTCAGAAATAGAGACTGAGATCAGCAACATGCTGAGTATACCAGACGACCAACTCGACGACGAACAACGCAAAGCATTAGACCAGTACCTTGACGAGCTTGGCATTCAAGAATGCGAAAAGATCGACGCATTTGCATCGTTCATACGCGCTGAAACAGCACGCGCAAAGTATTACAAGGAAGAATCACAGCGTCTTGCAAACAAGGCAAAAACATCTGAAGGCCATATCAATTACTTAAAGCATAAATATTTGGCCACAATGCAAATAGCAGGAGTCAAAAAGATCACTGGGAACGCCTATACGTTGTCTATCAGAAGCACTCCAGCGGTCGAAGTTGAGGACGTGGACTTACTGGACGATCTGTATTGCCGCGTCATTCCAGAGCGCAGGGAGCCGGACAAGCAGATTATAAAGGAATATCTACGGGCTGGCGGCAGTCTCCCCGGCTGCCGTCTTGTGCAATCTGATAGCCTGCAAATTCGATGACCATGAAATACCATCTAGCCCCCAACCGGCGCGGCAAGCTGTGCCGCATTGTCGAAGATGTGAACGTGCCCATGCAGGTGGAAAAGCTGCATGCAATGGGGCATGACGTGAATCCGATAAAGCAAGCGATTATTGCACGATTTGCCAATGAAGAGCTTGCCAAGGAATTTTTGGACGCATGGCATATCGTGCATCCTGAAGATTAACCAATGCCGCCTTCTGGCGGCTTTTTGTTTGGAGGGGGGAATATGAATAAGTTTAAGCCTTTCGATAAGGTGCTTGTTAGAGATGAAGATGAACAGTCTTGGGATATAGACTTTTTCAAAGAATATAATAGAGATTTGCACTATATTACAATGAACGGCAGTTGGAAACAGTGTATTGCCTATGAGGGAAATGAGAGTTTATTTAAGACTGTTGAAGAAATAATGGATGAAAAAGAACAGTTTAAATTTGGAGATCATGTGGCAGTTAGAGACTATAATTCTGGAGAATGGAGGCCAGCTAGATTTGTTTGTTTAGATAAAGTCGACGTATGTCCATATACTGTACTTATTAAAGGCGAGCATTCCGTAACTCATTGGAAACAATGTAAAAATTTTATTGGTTAGTAGCCATGACAGATACAGAACTGAATGAACTTGAAGCAAAGGCCAAAGCAGCAACTCAAGGGACTTGGATGTCTGATTATTATGGTGTTTATACTCAAAATGAAATTAGCCTTCCTAGAAATCCAGAAGATTGTAAATATATAGCTGCTGCTAATCCTGCTGTGGTACAGG